GCCAGCAACGCATCGAGCGGCTCCGGTTTCTTGATCGAATCGTACGCTGCACGAAATGCTTCGCCCTTTACAGCGCGTGGCAAATCTCCTTTTCCTGCTCCAGTTCCAAAGCTCATTTGTTTGTGTAATACGTGTTAAGAATTTCCTTGAGGCTATAGCGCAAAAGGACTAAGGCAAGAAAAATTTTCATGATTCGTAATTTTATTTTCATGCTCCGTGTAGGGCTTGCATATTGGCAGTTTTGACGCTGATCGCCTTCATGACTGTCTCTTCTATGGAGCCAGCGGAAACGAGTACTTTCTGGAGCGCATCCGTTTTCGCACCGTTGCGGTGTATTCGACCCAACACTTGCAAGTAGTCCTTCGCGTTGAAGGTGGGCGAGATTAACGAGATGCGCGGACGGTTGCCGAGGGTGTCGTGCAGGGACAATCCCGTTCCGCCAGCAGCGATATTGACTACGAGACAGTTATCTTCGTCGGCTTGGAATCGGTCGATGGCAAGCTGGCGTTCGGCTGCTGTCTGCCTCCCGTCGATTTTGCGGCAACGCAGCGAAGAGCAGAGCGCGTCCACCGTGTCGGAGAAATTCACGAAGATCACAACGCTGTTTCCTCCGTTGATGTAATCTTCAGCGATCTCTGCAAGATCAGGAGCTTTAAAGGATTCGGCAAGTTGGCGAGCTTTGAGGATGTTGACGAGAACGTGTTCGCTATTTGATACGCTGCCCAACTCGATAAACTCTTCGATGATGGCGGGCGTGATGCCTAAATCGGTGTAGGCTTTGTTGATCTTCTTCCAGTCTGAGAACTGTGTCGGCTCGACGAAGACGCGGTTCTCGCGGAACGAATCTGGAAAGTCTTTTGGCGTGAGTTTATGCCCGCTCACTCCATAGATCTGCTTATTCAATTCTGCAAGCTTTTGCTTATTGCTCAACTTCCAACCACCCCACGAATCTTGATAACATCCGTTCGTCATCATCCATGAGAACCAACTCTTCAGTCCGTTCTCCGGCTTGTTGAGCGAGTGCAGCGAAAGAACATAACCCAATGGGCGCATCTCTGTGGGGTCTTCCGCTGCCGTGGCTGACATCCCGTGGACTGTGAATCCCTGCTGGATCAGCGATACGACGAGCTGTGCGTTCTGAGTGTATGGACCTTTTGCTTTATGGATCTCATCCACAAGCATTATGGTGTCTTCGGGTAAGGACCACCGCATGATCTTCTTTCCAGCTTTCGCCAACCACTTTGTCTTGCCGCCGCGAAGTTTCTCGTAATTCGTGACGAATAGCGGAACGATGCCGTGTGCTTCGCATTCGCGTTCCCATGCTGGGATGACGGCTTTTGGGCAGATGACGGCGAACGGGCGGTCCAGATCTTTTACCAGATGGACGGCGACGACGGTCTTTCCCGTCCCGACGCTTGAGCTGTCGAGTGTATTGCCTCCGCAACGGATTCGTTCTTGGAAAAATTCTTTCGCTTCTTTTTGTTTCGGGAACAGTGTTTTCATTCGGAAGAAGCTCTTACTGCATCCGTTCCGAAAGGGCAAGAAAAAAATTCAAGATTTTTCAGGGTAGCGTAAAAAGATTGGGGTCTGTTCTCCAACCCATGCGCTGATCACGTTAAACTCAAAGAACTCAACGGCATCTTCGTACTCCATCTCCTTTGCGAGAATGCTGATGCATTTCGCGTAGTCGTAGACTGCGATGGGTGTTCCGAACTGAATCCCGATTCCTACGAACGCTTCGTCAAAACCAACAGCCGTAAGAATTTGCTGCTCACCGTCGGAGAATTCACTAATCATCCTATCAATTTTGCTCATAGTAAAGTGTATCGGGCGATCAAAAAGGCGTCAATGATTCCGTCATGTGGGACGGTGCTTCTTTCGTTTTTCCGCCAATCTTCGTCGGGCAAGAGTTCGATTGCTTTTCGTAAGGCGAAAGTTTTCGTTTGGGATTTTGGGACTTTCCCCAACATTCTTTTCTGCCAGTCCAGCACTTGGATTGGCTTCACCGTTAAGCCGTGCGACTCGCACATACCTAATATCTTACCGAACGAGATACCCATTGAGCGCATGGCTTGTGATGACTTCGCGTGTTTCAACGGTTCCTCAATCGCGATCACCGATTCAGTGTTCAGGTTACAGATCCAGTTGTAAATCTTTCGTGTATCGACTTCGCGCTTTCCGGCACGTTGGAAAGTCGGCATGGCGCACTTGTCAATAACTGAGCCGTTGTGCTTTGAGATCGCACAGAGTCCGCCGTCAAGCCCGTTGTCGATACCGACGATCATTTCAAATTCTTCGGCGGTGGGTCGATGGCGTCGATGACGTCAGCGCGAACGATAATTCCGTTGCCCTTTGCGGGAGCGAAGACCTCTTCGTATTTTTTGCAGTTCTCGAAAAAACTGATTTCACGCATTGACGATGGGATGACACGATAGAAATCTCCGATAACGGTTTCACCGTAGTATGAATACTCATCAGAATTTTCATACTTCTCTTTGAGAATTACTTGCGGATCACTGATTGCGATTTTAGCAGGGAACTGTAGGCGTTGCTTGTATGTGGTAATCATTCTTCTGTTTCAGGTTCGATATCGATTATTGTTGTTTTTTGCTTGACAGCACCGTTGCCTCTGTCGGCGGCGGAGTTGTTGAGAATGGAGATGTCGATGTGCATCTTGCTGGTTCCGCCAGCATTTTTGGAATTCAACCCCAAATTGCGCCGGATTAACTGGTCAAGTTCGGACAGTTCCCGAACGGTGCGCGGTCCTCTTAGATGCTTGATCGAATCGCGCAGCAGTTTGATGCTGGCTGCGGCGATGTAGTGCTGATACTTGTCGGCGGGAGTTGACTGCGCCTCCGCAAGATCGAGAATTTCTCTTTCTTCCAGCAGAGAAGCGTTGTGTTTGGCGAGCTTTATGGCTTCGTCAGTTCTCTCCGAGAGATTTTCGTTCAACAAGTTCGCCAACGGATCAATAAACTCCATCCCTTCTGCGTCTTTTGGGATCATCGCCGTAACCGGAATGGCGTTCAAACCTGCTTGTTTGATCCATTTGTGGACGGTGTTGATGTGGATTCCAAGATCGCGAGAGATGATCGTCTGCTTGTAGTTGTCGCGAAACATCTGCAATGCACGATCTTTAAGCTCCGTGGACTTCGGAACATTGGATCTTTTCGGCTTGTTTTCTTCGGGGTTGCTGCTCAAGATGGATTCAGATATAATCACATTGTATTCGATTACAACAAAAAAAATCAAAAAATGCAAAATAATTTGACGCAAACAAAAAATGTTCTGGAGCCGCGCATCGATCCCGTCACAAAAAAGATGGATGTCGGTGGGTTTGAGATCCGCCCCACCAGCCTTATCACGGCTCTGCTTTACGGATTCGCGCACCACACAAAGCCAATCGCCAAAGAATATTATTTTTGGCGCATCTGCGACGAGCTTTGGAACGGTCCAGACATGGCGGAGCAGCTGATGATTCGCCATCCGTGGGCGGACAGAATGATCAAAGCGGCGATCCGCAACAAATATCTTGCCATCGGTGGGTCAGCATCCAGCGGTAAATCGCACACAATGGCCGCGTGGGGCATCGTAAACTTCTTAGCGCAACCACGTGACACTCTAGTCCTTCTGACGTCTACAACGCTGCGTGAGGCCCGTAAACGGATTTGGGGTTCCGTCATCAGTTTGCTGACCGTGATTGAGGATGCCCCGATCAAGATTCGGGATTCAATCGGAAACGTCGCCTACATCAACGAGAACGGGGATTTGATCGAACGGGCGGGCCTTTCGCTGATTGCGGCGGAGCGCAGCAAGACGCGAGAAGCCGTTGGTAAATTCATCGGTATCAAGCAGAAGCGGGTGATCCTGATCGGGGACGAGCTTTCCGAACTGAGCGAAGCCATTCTGAATGCTGGTCTTTCCAACTTGTCGAAGAATCCAGAGTTCCAGATGATCGGAATGTCCAACCCGAACAGTCGGTTCGATGCGTTTGGCGTGTGGTCCGAACCAAAGAAAGGCTGGGACACCATCGATACGCAAGTGGATGACGAATGGGATACGCGGTGGGGCGGCAAATACATCCGACTCGACGGCGAACGCTCGCCGAACATTCTGGCCGGAGAGAACATCTACCCGTGGCTCCCGACGGCGGACAAGCTGGCGGAAGACAAAGCTCTGTTGGGGGAGACCTCACGCGGATACATGCGGATGGTCCGCGCCGTCTTCTTCGATTCCGAAGAGACGGAAGGGATTTACTCAGAAGCGGAACTCTCCCGCAGCGAGTCGTTCCGTAAAGTCGAGTGGCAGGGCAAGCCGACCCCAATCGCGGGGCTCGATCCGGCATTCACGAACGGCGGCGACCGAACGATTCTTTACACCGGACTGGTGGGCTACAATACGGACGGGCATTTTGTCACGGAGTTGGGCGAAGCTATCCACTTGAACGACGACGCGACCAATAAAGCGATTCCGCGAACTTACCAGATCGTCAAGCAAATCAAAGACCACTGCGTCAAGCGTGGCATCTTGCCCGAAAACATTGCGGTGGACAGCACTGGAGCTGGAGCACCCTTCTGCGACGTTCTGGCGGGCGAGTGGTCATCGGCCTTCCTTCGGGTCAGCTTCGGCGGCAGAGCGTCCGACAGGCGCGTCAGCGCGAACAGTCAGCTGGTCGGGGAGGAACTCTACATGAATCGTGTATCCGAACTCTGGTTCGTGGGGAAGGAACTCATCCGAACCAAACAGTTGTTTGGGATCAATAGCGATCTTGCCAAAGAGATCTGCGCCAGAAACTACGAGCTGGTCAAAGGAACGTCGCTCCGCGTGAAGATCGAATCGAAGCCTGAATTCAAATCCCGATTCGGGAGATCTCCCGACTTAGCTGATGCCGCGTTCCTCTGTCTGGACTTGGCTCGGCAGCGTCACGGCATGGTCGCCGTAGAACCTTTCGAGAAAAAGGATTCAGGATTCAGGATGCAGCGACCGACGATCTCTTCGCTCCGAAACGCATTGTCGAACGACGAGTCCAGTATCTTTGAGTGATTTTGCCTGCCGTGTATTTACATTGTGAGTAAACTGGCATCCTCAGACCACCTCTAAAAACTCTTATGATGAATGGAGTTACATTGGTTTCCGAAAACCAATGTAACTCCAACTAATAATAAAGTTTTTATACTAGGAAAATTAAAGGGAACTTACTCACAATGTAAATACATTGCCATATTCTTCAAGAATGTGTTGACAAAGTAAGTGCGTTACATTAAGTTTCCCGAATGGCTGACGGCACTTTAGAGATTACGGAAGAACAGCGTAAAAAGCTGAACGAGCGAGCGAAAGAACTTACTGCGAAGCGTGATGCGGGAACCGCTACGGCTCCAACCACCGCTACGGCTCCAACCGATCTTACGTCTGTCGAGCTTGCGGCAGCTGCTCCTGCAACCCCCACGACCCCCACGACCCCCACGACCCCCACGACCCCCACGACCCCCACGACCCCCACTTACGATGCTGGGGGTTTGGGCACTCCCGATCTAAGTGCCGCAAAATCTTATTTTTCGTCCGGCAACGAAGCTCCGACTACGCCCAGACTGGATCGTGGACCCGTTACGCCGGGACTGGATCGTCTCGCCGCGATGCAGGGAAGCCCTATGGGTTCAGCCAGTGTGTTGGGCCAAAAGCGCAGTCTTGAGTCCGAAACAGGAAAAGCTTTTCGCATGGCTCGGAAACTACAACGTATGGGATTTGAGGGTGCGGCGGATAAGATGGCATTGGGAGCAGCCGCAACTGGCCTGAACGAACCCAAAATCAAGTCACAAGAATTCAGAGGACTTGAAGCAAAACAACAAGCTGCGGCTACTACCGAAGCGGAAGCTGCTGAAGAATATAGGCGTAAACAACTTGAGTTCCAAAGCAAATTGCTTGAGGCTCAAAATAAAGCTCTTTCTTCTGGTCAATTTGATTTTAGTCAATTTGGTGACCGCGAAATGAAAAAAGCATAACGATAATTCAAATGGCTGATTTTTCTTATGACTCCTCTATTGCTCCGATGAAGGGCAATTTTTTTGCTGATGTGGCGGCAGCGAAGGGGCTTACTTCCGGTGCGGCAAAATATTTGACGAGCAAGTATACCGCAGAAGTTAGCCCGTATCTTGAATCCCAGATCAAGACTCAGGATGATATGCTGAAATCGCAATACCAGCAGCTCGCCTTTAAAAGGCAGCAACTTGATTTGATGACCGCCGCTGATGAAGCGAAGGCACAGCGTGAAGCTATGGAGACGCTGCCGACCGATCTTCAAAATCTTACGGGAATCGTCAACGATCCAAATAAGAATAATTTTGAGAAG